TTGCATTTCTTTATGCTGTTTGTTCCTGTTATGGGTCTTTGGACAAGTTCCATCGGTATTATTGGTCTTGCTCTCAATCTTCGTGCTTATGACTTTGTTTCCCAAGAGATCAGAGCATCAGAAGACCCAGAGTTTGAAACCTTCTACACCAAGAACATTCTCTTAAATGAAGGTCTCCGTGCATGGTTAGCACCTGTAGACCAACCACACGAAAACTTTGTGTTCCCAGAAGAAGTTCTTCCAAGAGGTAACGCACTGTGAACGGTTGGCTTGTCTTTGTTTATTTTTCATGCTTTGCTGTCATCGCTGGTGCTGCCTTTGCGATGATGTGGGCGAACATTCAGAACATCAATACGATGATGAATGCTCCACCAAAACCACGTCATCCTGAGGCACCAGCACCTGGTGAAGAAGTAATGTATGTTGATATGACAAGAGAAAGGTTGGAAGACCTTTACAACGAAGACAAAAAATGATATATAAAGGGCGTATCAATCGCCCTTTTTTAATGAAAATTTTTCTAGACACAGCTGATACTAATGTCATCAAAGAATATTTTGAGACAGGGTTAGTAGATGGTGTGACAACCAACCCTACTCTCATCATGAAGAGCGGTAGAAATCCAGAAGAGGTATATCAGGAGATCAAAGATATCGGAGTAGAAGATATCAGCATGGAGGTGATGGGCACCGCTGCTGAGATGTATCATGAGGGTCGTAGACTTCACATGAAGTTTGGTGATGTTGCTACTATCAAAGTTCCTTGCACCAGAGAAGGTCTGAGTGTATGTAAGCAACTGTCTGATGAAGGCATTAAAGTCAACGTCACACTCATCTTCTGTGCCGCTCAGGCAGTCCTAGCAGCAAAGGCAGGGGCAACATACGTTTCTCCCTTTGTAGGACGCTTGGACGACCAGTCAGTAGCGGGTCTGGAGGTTGTACGATCTATCTCTGAATTGTATCGTATTCATGGAATCAGAACTCAGGTTCTGTCTGCCTCTATTCGTAGCGTGCAACGTGCTATCAGGTCATGGTATAATGGTGCTGAAATCTGCACGATGCCACCCAAAGTATTCGATCAGATGTATGATCACATCCTTACCGACAAAGGTATGGAAATTTTTGAAAACGATTGGAAAGGAGTCCAAAAGTAATGTTTGAAGTTTATTCCCGCGACGGATGTCCCTATTGCACCAAGGTTGTTCAGGTGTTACAGTTAGCGGAGTTGAAATTTGTAGAGCACAAACTCGGTAGAGATTTCACTCGTGATGAGTTCTATAATCAGTTTGGACCTGGTTCAACTTTTCCCAGGGTTAAATATGAAGATAGACTCCTCGGTGGATGCACCGAAACAGTCCAGTACTTAAGAGAGCAGAAATTAGTCTAATGGAACAGAACCTCAGCGACATCTTCGATCTAGTAGAACATGCTATTGATAATGCCTTTGAGGGACAAATGAATTTAAAATTCTACGACTATCTGAAAGACAACAAAACTAAAAAGCACGAAGTTGATACGTTCATCGATAGCACCACCGCTACTGAGCTCAACGATCTTACACAAGAACTTGAGGAGTATATCAAAGGTGGTGCTGATAATGAGCACAAACAACTTCGCGAAGGTTACGGTCACATTCCTAAACCTCAAGCAAGAAAAATTAAAAATTATTTGTATGGCATCTTAGAAGATGCATGGAGATATAGTGATGACCGAAAACCCGGACGACGAAAAAAGCATTCTAAATAAATCAGATCCCCATATTAATCGTGGGGTAGAGTTGCTTCTACGCAACAGGAGGGCAAAACCAGAACAACCAAAAACTTTTCAGGTAAAGTTTGGTAAGATGGTCGCTCTCTTCAAACGAGAGATTGTATTCCACCTGAACTTCTACCTGGACATCAGGAAAAAATAATCTCTGGAGTAGAAAATGTTAGCAGTAACTCTCACTATTGGAACACTTGTTTCCATCACTATGTTTTTTGTTGGAGGTATGGTAGGATGGTTAGCAAAAGAGCACGTCTATCAAACCCAACCCGTTTACACACATCCAGAGATGTTTGATGCAAACGGTAATGTCTTACCTGACGAAATTTTAGCAGTACGATTTGAAAACGATTATGAGTCCTACGAAGACGACGACGAAGGTTAAACTTCCACCCAACCCTTTCATTCATGAGATTCTTGAACTCGCCAGTAAGCAACGTTCAAAGGCAAAGAAGATTGAGATTCTGAAAGAGTATGAGACTGATGCTCTGAAGACCATCTTTATCTGGAACTTTGACGACACCGTGATCTCTGTTGTCCCAGAGGGTGAGGTTCCATTCAAAAAGAATGAAGTTCCTGTAGGAACGGACCACACCTCTCTGCGACGTGAACACAAGAATCTCTATCACTTTGTGAAAGGTGGTAATGATACTCTCTCTACCATTCGTAGAGAGACCATGTTCATTCAAATGCTGGAAGGATTGCACCCCGAAGAAGCACAGATTGTTTGCTTAACAAAAGATAAACAATTGCAATCTAAATACAAGATAACTTATGATATGGTCAAAGAAGCTTATCCAGATATTCAATGGGGAGGTCGCTCATGACGGTTGAGGTAGCCGAACAACAGCAAGAGGAAATGGCAAGTCATAGTCAAGATGGTAAACCAGTCAACCAATCAGATTATGGATGCCAAATCCTTCTTGAAAAAACCTCTATCGAAGCAGCAAACGATAAATCTTTTCCAACAGATGCCAGATTGATCTGGTATATTGTTGATGGTGTTGAATACGTTGACCTTACACGTTGTGGTAAGGTCTCTAAAATGTTTGACATGTATTATGATAAGTATGGAAAAGGTAGTGTGCAAAGAATCGAATTTGGATATGGATCTGTGAATCCAAAACTGTGGGGAGTCAAACCTAAGAAAGACAAGAAGAAAAAATGAATGAAGAGGATCTTAAAGAACAAATTAATTCCTTGATCCGCGACGAAATCCAAGACGTTATCAACGATTATGTTGATTCGGTTGAGGAAACAAAAAAGGCAGGTCTCGGATTTGTTTCCTCCGATGACGACCAAGAATTGAAAGTCAAAGTCTCTCAGAAAGAGATTGACAAGATCATCAAGGAATACAAACGCATTAAGAAGGAAGAGAGGTCTAACCTAACTCATATCAAAAAGTTAGGATTAGTAGACAAACACGGTAAGCCGTTAAAATAAATACAACAGTTGACTTGTCAACGATATTTTGTTATAGTCTCACTATGAAAAACTACTTTCACCATGTCTTATAAACCCTATTCACCTGAGTGGCATCGTAAGAGGTATCTCAAAGAAGCAATCGACACATACTTCGATGACTACGTGGATAATAAAGTAATCTATGATGACATCATGGATATTCTAGGTGCTAGGATGTCTGCTGCGGTTGATGAGGTTAATAAGGTTCTTGATCTTAAAGACAAACTCAAATTGAACTAACATGCTCTCCACCCAATACAGACTCAGACTTGAGTCCATTTGCAGATGTATTGCGAACAAAGAAGAGGTTCCCCTAGAGGATATGATCTGGGCAGAAAAACTTGCCAAGGCACATACTCTTGCTAGAGATTGGTTAAACAAAGCACGGCGTCAGTCCAAAGGTATTGAGGAAGGTAGTACCGATGATTTTTTGAATAAGATGGGACTAGGCGATCCCGACCCATCTAATCATAGAACGGGGTTCGGTGGTGCTGATGAAATCGTTGACTGGTTCCAAAGAGACAAGCCCGATGACTGGAGGCAACGTGACTGAGAAACAAGTTCCATGGTGGACGCTGCATGAAGTTGCAGATGAATTGGGTGCCACGCTGAGACACATCTCATGTGTAGATAGTAATGGTCGAAGATACAAACGAGTTGTTATAGAGTATGAGGAGGAGGAAGAGTGAAACAAGCACTAGTTTACGGCAACGGTGGCCAAGAATCTGAACGAGCAGTCATGGTTCTTGAGGCATGTGGTCAGGATGTAAGACAATTCTTACTGGGTATTGATTTTACTCATAAACAATTCAAAGCAGAATTTGGAGAAGAAGCAGAGTATCCA